TCCAGCATCCTGACCTGATGCAGTGGGTGGCGTGCAATCGTGGGCCAATACTTGCCGCCCTCTTTACCATCATTCGCGCCTGGATATCGGCCAGCAGGCCGCTGTTCGATACGCCGAAGATGGGCAGCTTCGAAACCTGGGTGAAGACCATCGGCAGCATTCTGGCGTTTGTGCAGATCGCGGAATTTCTGGGGAACCGGGACCTGCTGATGAGCGACGCAGACACGGAGTCGGTCCAGTGGGAGGCATTCCTGGCGCGATGGGTGGAACTCTATGGGCGCTATCCGAAAACGGTTGCTCAAGTCAAAGATGCCCTAAGCTCGACTGATGGGTTCGAGGGCGTGCTGCCAGAGCCCGTATCATATGCCGTCAAGGGTGACAACGTCAACACAAGCAAAGTAGGCAAGGCCTTCAAGGCTAAGGAAGGCACTCGCTTCGGCAAGCTATGCTACAGACTGCGTCGGGCGGGAGAGCATAATCGGGCGGTGTTGTGGGTCGTCGATTGCGACGACAACACACCAAAAGCGAATGACCATAATGACCTTTATGAGGTTGGCTGCCTTCCCCCTATGCGGGAAAATAACCTATCCAATAGTAATACACACGCATGTAACGCGGTGGAGGAAGGTCATAAAGATCATAAAGGTCAGAACGCCAATCCAGATGATGGCCTCGACTGGTCGAATGGGGTGGCCTTCTGATGGGATACCTCGACACTCTCAATCGCCGTGGAATCAGAGCAAGCATTCGCCAGGGCAACATGATCTGGCTTGACCCGCAGTATCTCGTCACCTCTGAGATAGCGGATATGGTGCGGTCCTACAGGGACGATCTCAGCAGCGAGATTCGCGCTTGCGCCATTAGCGCATCAGAGGATATCGCTGAAATCATTCCCGACTATCAGTTCCTGTGGGTCGCAACAGACCTCGACTCGTTCGAGGAATACGACCCCCGGTTCGGCTGCGAACTGAACTGCGATCCGGTCTACCGGATGCTGGACGCTTCCTATTATGCTTGGCTTCGCCATCGGATGGAGAATGCCCGGAAAGTCCATGAATCCGGAACCCTCGATGATGCGGCTTTCAACACCTTGCGCGAGCGGTTCAACATCATTCATACGTGGGCCGTCCGGCACATCGGCGAAGATGCTCTTCGCACGGCGATTCGGACCACGAACGCTAAGTCCTATGTGCCTCCATCAGAGCAAACATTCTCGGCTTACCGGAAGACCTGGGACGATGCCTGGAGTGCATATCAACAGAATCAGTCGGCACGCAGCCGGTCTGCCAAACCATCCGACCAGGCTGGAAAACTCCAGCATCTGCTCGACACCCAGGGCTACGCTGGAATCAGATCAGGCATCATCGATGACATCGTGATATTTGTGCGCGATGAGTCGGTAGTGGTCCCTCCCAAGTGGTCCGGCAAGGTGATCTTCACCATGGACGAGTTAACCCTGATGGTCGGCTCGTCACCGGAAGCCGTGAAGCAGATTCACGAGGTCAAGCGGGTGTTCGGTGGCAAGGTCGTGCCCACGGACGAGTCCGACAGTAAGCTGTTTGTGGAACAGAAACGGAGCGTCATTCCTCCAAGTGCTCCGCAGCTTGCGCTAGGGTGCGGGGTCTAGGGTCAGTCTAGATCAATCTGACAGTGGTTTTGTGCAAAAGCCCAGGTATTGGGTGCATTATTCGGGCAGTTTGCCTGTCAAATCTCGGCTTGGGAGCCGGAAACTGAGCGTGAGTATGGCGCGAACCGCCTTCCTCGCCGATCTCCGGTTAGCCGTAACAAAGGAACACATCAATGAGCGATATCAGACAAGACGAAAACGAGAAGGCGCAGGTCGGACTTAGAGACACCGACGGCATGGATCGCTGGCACAGAAACGGCGGCACACAGCCGGGTCCCGGCGCTCCAGAAGGAAATACTAATGCCTTGAAGCACGGAATCTACGCGGACAGGTTTCTGACCCCCGAAGAGCGCCAACTCTTTGACGCCATTATCACTCAGTTGCACGAGGACTTCGTGTTCAACAAGAGCTCTGACTTCATGCAGGTAGAGTTGGTGGCGGTCTATTTCCTCAAGCTCGAACGAGCACAGGAGGCTGGAGATTGGGATGCAGCAGAGCGGCTGGACAGGATGATCCGCTGTCACCTCAAGGACCTCAAGGCAACCAAAATAGCCCGTGAGGGAGAGGAGCCGAAAGGCCCCGAGACTACTCCAGCGGAGTGGGCAAGCTCTCTTCTGACCAGATATGCGGAGGCACAGAAGCCCAAGCGACCGCGCAAGCCGAAAAACGCCAAAACAACTTCAGATAACACGGTGGAGGACTGAGCGATGGGGCGAGTTTCACGCGTGGACTTCGGAGGCGATGTGGCGGTGAGTTCCGATAACTCATGTTCTCGGAACTCCTCGCTGGCCTGTGCGTCCCTCTCGGAACAATGTCTGCGGGAAATGGAGGCTGGGGAAAGGCCGGTTAGTGTTCCTCTCCCCAGCAGAGTCGGCAACTCAGATCCGCTCGAGTGCATCCTCCAGAGCATCGTCGGAGAGGTGAGTGTAGATTTCGGTCGTGGAGATGTCGCGGTGGCCGAGGGCACGCTTGACGAGAAGCAGGTCGGAGGTTCTGGCGTAGAGATGAGTCGCGAATGTGTGCCGCAGTCCGTGAGGCGATATGCGCTTGGCGATTCCGGCCGCATCCAGCCAGTGCTTGAGGCGCTGAGCGATCTGTCTGTCGCAGAGCCGTGTACCTCTTGCAGTGGGAAAGAGCGCCGTGCATTCGTTGGTTACTACTCTGCGGCGTTCCTTGAGGTAGTCACGAAGCAACGTGCGAAGCGTGGACTTCAGAAACTTGACCTGCGGAACTGCACCCTTGCCCATGATGCGAATGTGCTTGCCGTCCAGGTCGACGTCGTCAACGTCCAGGTTCACCAGTTCCGCGATGCGGATTCCAGTGCCGAGGAACAGTTCGAAGATGACGCGGTCGCGGCGTGCCAGTGGATTGGCACGGTCGTGGAGTTCATTGAGGAGCCTGCGCTTCTCTGCTTCGGTCAGGAACTCGGGCGGTGTTCTCGACAGGCGCTTTGTGGTGACGGCCTTGGCCGGGCTGGAGTCTATCAGACCACTCTCGGCGGCCCACGCAAAGAACGAGCGGACCACTGCCTTGAGCCGATGCATTGTCGCGGCAGACTTGGGCGCGTCGTTCTCCGAGATCGCGACTGCGGGACCGGTGAGTGCGGCGTCAATCATCGCGGCGGTGACGGCGGCGACACGGGCGACAGGCAGTGCCCGGACAAAGCAGCGCAGGTCACGCATGTATGCCGAGATGGTGTGCTCCGAGCGACCTTGCGCCCGGAGCCTCACTGCGAAGTCATCTTTAGCCTGCTGGAGATCGTCAGTCGGCCGCAAGAGCCGGATCGGATTCGGCATTGCTCACCTCCGGTGTGGTTCTCGCGCTTCGACCCATCGGCGTGTCTTTCGGGAGCGGGAGCTTGGCGATATATCCCTGCTCCAGCGCCCAGACCAAGAACATCCGAAAGACCCGAACAGTTTTCCTGACGGTCGGCTCGGAGCGTTCCTTGCCACTGGGCGTTTTCAGCAGCGCATCGGACTTGAGAAAGCCCGAGACGTGCGGGACGAGAATGGAGCCGAGCTTCTTGTTTGAGCCGAAGTGGGACTCTATCTGCTCGGCATCCTTGTTGTAAGTGTAGAGCGTCCTTTCGCTTTTGCCGCAAGCCTTGAGGTGTTCAAGGTATTCCTGCAGCGCGTCGTGCAGTGTCTTTTCTGTCATCTCACTACCTCCTTGGAGTTTGGTGCGATCTACATTCACGCTTGGAACATGCCTCCAAGTCAAGTGGAATGTGCTCAGCATTCATCCGGGGATTGATCGGAGGAAACCAGTGGCCAGATTCAGTGCCAAAGAGAAACGAATGATAAAGATACTCTCGAACCCGCTGTTATGGGGTCAGCACTATCTAAGAAACCGCGATGGCTCCCCTCGCAGCTACTGGCCGCACCAGGTAGATGATCTGCAGTGCCCGGAGAAGAACATCATTCATCTCGACGGTCGAGACACCGGAAAGAGNNCGATCATCGAGGAGATAGAGTTCCAGCTTGAGGCCAACGCCGAACTCATGTCGAGCATCGGGATCACGAAGTATGGCAAGCCCAAGATAACCAGGAAGCCGTATTTCCGGCTGGAGTTCACCAACGGCTCCATACTCTACTTCCGACCGGCAGGCGCTTACGGCGACGCATTTCGCTCACTGCACGTGGAGCGTGTCTGGGTTGATGAGGGCGCGTGGCTGACGGAGAAGGCGTGGAATGCGCTTCGCCAATGCCTCAAGGCCGACGGGACCCTTCGCATATACTCAACTCCCAACGGACTTCGGAATACGACGTATTACCGGCTGACCAGCTCGGATCAGTTCAAGGTGTTCCGGTGGCCTTCGTGGCTTAACCCGGATTGGAACAGCAATCGCGAGCGTGAGCTGCTGGAGTTCTACGGTGGCAAAGACACATCCGGCTGGCAACACGAGGTCGCCGGTGAACACGGAAAGCCGTCATACGGCGCGTTCAACATCGAGTCCTTGAACCTCTGCAGGCAGGAGGTAGTCGACTACCGTAAGGTGGCAATCCAAGGCAGCGATCTGGGAAACTGTGAAACCGAGGAAGACTCTCTCGACCGCTTCGAGGTAATGCTGAACCTCATACCTCAGACAGGCGTGTTCTGGATAGGCGGAGATCTGGGCTACACCAACGATCCAACGGAGATCGTCGTCTTTCGAGAGGACGAGTTCGGAGACAGGCGGGTGATGACCCTGGTGTTACGAGTTCACATGGAGCATGTCTCGTACCCGCACATCGCCCAGGTGATATCGTTGCTGGAACGCTACTATACCCCGGTCGGCATTGGAATCGACAACGGTGGCAACGGTCTTGCGGTCGTTCAGGAACTGCTGACCCTCGACAAGTACAGACCGCTGCAGCTTCAGGGAAGGCTTCGCGGATATGACTTCGGCGGAATGACGACGCTCGATGTCCGCGACGGTCGCGAGATACGCAAGCGTACCAAAGAGATGATGACCACACTCATCAATGGCGCGCTGCTAAGACGCCAGCTTATCCTGCCCGCCGATGACTCGGAAGTCGAGGATCAGTTTACGACGCAGACCTACACACTCTCCGGCGGCAACATCATCTACTCGAAGGGCAACGACCACATAGTCGATGCAGTCCGCTGCGCAATGCTTGCCCACGAACAAGGCGTGCTTGATTCGGTGAAAGAGGAGACTGTCTACGTGATGCCACTGCTCACGGACCCCATTTTCATCTGAGAGACAATTGCCGATAACTGCTCGGTCGGCTCAACTATCGCACTCTGGCGCACTCGCGCTACGTTGCGCGACCTGGCGCGAAGAAACGCTAAGCGCGTGCCATGACGGAGGAAGACTATGAACAACGAAGACACCTTGAACCAGAGCTTGGAGACCGGGGCCGACAATAACGCCGCGAGCGGATGGGTTCTCACTCCCCTCGCTACAATCGCCGCTCTGGATTCATCCACCTTCAGTGCCGTCAATGCGACGGACGCTATTCCCGCGAACTGGGAAGATCGCGCCAGAAAAGCCTGGGAGTACTACACCGAAGAGCCGTTGGTCAAAAACTGCGTGAACTCCTGGCGGACGTTTGCCGTGGGCGATGAGGTGCGTATCACCAGCGATGATGACGCCGTGAAGAGCGAGGCAAACGATCTCGCCGCCCGGCTGCGCGTATCGCGGTTCGTGAAGGACATGATCCTCCAGCTTCTTGTCAAAGGCGACGCGGTCGGCTTCAAGCGATACACCAAGGACGGCAAGGACATCGAGCAGATCACGTGCGTGAACCCCATCTCCATCAAAGTGAAGTATTCGCAAGGCGAGCTTATCGAGGTTCAGCAGTTCCCCGACGACAAGCCAGGCGCAGGAAGTGGGATTGATTTGCCGGTTGAACAGACCCTGCACCTCAAATGGGACGCGCCCGAGTTCTCCCCGCGTGGCAACTCCATTGCGCTTCCGGCGTTCCAGTCCATAGAGCTTCTGCGCCACTACAGGCACGCAGAAGAGGCCATAGCCAAACGCTGGGCGACTCCGCTTAGGATTATCAAAGTCGGCGGTGAGTTCGCTGGCAAGCTGATAGTGCCGGACCAGAAGATGCTCCAAGAGGTCCGCGACCTGATGAACAAGATGGACCTGAAAAGCGGCATGATCGCCCCGTTCTACGTCACCGTCGAGACCCACGGCACCGAGGGACAGGTGCTCAACGTCGAGGACAAGGTGAAAGAAGTCAAGGAAGACATCGTGGTCGCGCTCGGGCTGTCGCGGTCTCTGGTGTCGGGTGACGGCCCCAACTTCGCGACCGCGTCCGTGAGCATGCGCAAGATGGTGGTGATGATCCGGGAGATAACACAGGCAGCGCGAACGATACTCAATTGGATATACGACGACTGGCTGGAGCTTGCCGGACATGAGGGAAAAGGCATCCACTTCATTTTCAATGACCTCGACCCCACCGACGCCGTCGACTTCAAGAAGCTGCTCATCGAGCTTTATGACCGTAAGCTAATCAGCCGGTCGTCCCTGCAGATGAAGATGGACCTCGACCCGGATATTGAGGAAGGCAATCGCCAGAACGAGAGCAAGTCGGCGGACCTGCTTGATGAGAAGCAGGTTAAGCCCATTGTGGATATGGTGGTGGCTGGAATCATGAGTATCGAGAGCGCCCAGCAGATGCTGGGGCTGGACCCCGCGAAGAACCCCGTGGGCTCAGGCGCGGCTGCGGACTGGGCAGGTCTATTCACGCAGGCCAACTTCTCGGACAAGCTCTGCGACGACTGCGGCTACTTCGATGAGAACGACAACCGCTGCGGCGTTACATCGGCGGAAGTCACGTTCGACACGTCGGCCTGCCGTTTCTTGCGACCTAAGAAGAAGGCAAGCTAGTGACAGTATCCCAGCCCATGATGTGCGCCATCGCGGATACGACCTGGCAGGCCAAAGCGATCCGCGAAGCGGTTGATAAGAGCCTCATGGCTCGCGATATGTACGTGAACCAAGTGGTGACCCAGCTTGAGCAATCGCTCGTCTCAGCCCAGAAACAAGTTCATGCGGCGATGCTCGGTTTCAAAGAACTGGGATCACTGCCTGACAATAAGCTCGCCGCCAAGCAGGGGCTGGAGAAGCTGGACAGCCAGATCGGGGGAGTTCTCAAGTCGCTGGAGCGTGACCAGACACTGATGTTCAAGCGCTCCGGCAAGGCGGCGTTCCGCTCGGGGGTGTATAGCGGCATAGAAGAGTTCGCAACGGCCCAGATGCCCTTCTACAAAGACCTGACGCCGGATGGGATAGACAAACTCACTACATCCGTGTTCACCCTAATCGATACCGATGCTCTCGACTTTATGGCGAACTACAACCTCGTGCTTGTTGGCGATGTGCACCGGGAGCTTGCCGATGGCATCCGGAAGACCATCTTCTCCGGCGTCGCCACGGGCAAGAGCGCTAAGGACATAGTCCGCGAGATGGGACTCGTGATAGAGGACAAGGAAGCGTTCCGCCACGCCGGAACCAAGGTGTTCTCCAAGGCGCAGTACCGGATGGAGATGATAGCTCGCACCGAGGTTCTGCGCGCGCACAACCAGGGGCAAATCAAGTTCCACCAGCAGGTTGGGGTTACGAAGCTCGAATGGATGACCATGGAGGACGAGCGGATGTGCCCCGTTTGTGGCGGACTGGATGGCAAGCAGTTCGACACCGACCACTTCCCGAACCAGCCCGCGCATCCCAACTGCCGGTGCAGCAGTGTCGTCGCGTGGCCCCTGGTCATCTGCGGCGGCGAACTAGGAGCGACTGCCACTGCGGGTCAGAGCGCATGCATCCTCCCGCCGCAGGCGATACACGACCAGGCAAAGCAGCAGTCCGAGGAAGAGAAGAAGCTCAAGGGCGCATTTGAATCCGGTCAGATCGCGGACCTGTCGGGGCTGACGGTGAAGCAGCTACAGACTCTTGCCAAAGGTAACGGCATTGGTGTCGCTCGCACAAAGCCCGACTTCATCAAGCTCCTCGACGCGGCAGAGCCGGGGATTGGCCATGCGGACCTCTCCGGCGCGGCGCTGCAGGCAAAGATCAAGCAATACAATATCGCGGCGCTCAGAAGCAAGGACGATCTGGCGAAGCTCCTTGCCGAGAAGCAGGCCATCATCAAGCAGGCAAAGGCCCTGGATGAAGCCGCGAAGGGCGCAGCGCCCAAGACCGATCTCTCGGGTCTTACCGTGGCTCAGCTCAAGGATATGGCCAAGCAGCACGGTGTGTCTCTGAACCTCACGAAGTCCGATGTCATCGAGATGCTGGACGGCCTTGAGCCGCACATAGACCATTACAACTACTCCGGCAAGACCCTGATCGCGGCCAAACAAAAATACGGAATCCCTCCCCTCAAGAACAAAGAGCAGCTCGTGAAAGCCCTGGAGAAAGCGGCGGGCAAGCAGATGGCGGATCAGGCCAAGCAGCAGGCTCTTGATGTGGCGAAAACCGAGGCGCTGAAGAAAGCCGAGCAGTCTCTCAAGGATGCCGCCGCGCAGATAGTAATGCCGTCCTCTCCCGCGCAGTATTCATCGTTCCTGGACTCGGTGACGGTCGCTGAAGCGGAACTCACGAAGGAGTCGGGATTGCCCGCTGCGATGCTGGAACAGCACGCCAAGGAAGTGGCGCTGAAGAAGCTCACGTTCCAGCAGCAGGTTGCGGCGATGAAGTCCGGGGAGCTGAAAGACCTCGCGAAGCAGACCAAGGTTACGCACTGGCAGTGGGCCACGAAAGATGAACTGACAACTCTGTTCAGCGAGACCGATCCGGGCAAGATCGCGGCGGCCAAAGCAGGCGTCGAAGCAAAGCACGCGAAGTGGGCCGAGAAGCATCTGGGCAAGTCGCCACAGCCTATGGCCACGCCTGCAACGCCGAAGACACAACCAAAGCCCACCACACAGCCAGTCACCTCGGCGACCCCGAACACATTCACCAAGAAGGGCTCGGAGTTTGACGTCGCCGATACCGCCTGGGAAGAGCACGGCAAGCCCGAGAAGTTCAAGTACGAAGGCAAGGCCAAAGTCGGCGGCGCTCACGAGAAAGAGTTCTGGATCGACGGCAGCGGCGACAAGTGGCTGTTCAAACCGGGCGGCAAAGGTAGTGACGACTTCATAGCCCACGGTGAGGAGGCTGCTTATAAGTTGGGCAGGCTCATCGACGCTGACGCAGTGGAGGTCAGGACCATCCGGCTCAATGGTCGCACTGGCTCCATCCAGAAATGGCGCAATGATCTGGCGGCGAAGTATGACTTCTCCAGCTTTGATGTGGCCGATCTCTCTGCAGATGAGATAGCGCAGGTCCAGCGCGAGCATGTCCTTGACTGGCTTATCTCAAACCACGACGGCCACTCTAAGCAGTTCCTCCGGGCGAAGAATGGCAAGGTCTATGGTATCGACAAGGGACAGCTATTCAAGTTCCTCGGTTCGGACAAGCTCTCCATCGACTACCATCCCAACGGAGTCTGCGGGGAACAGGAGCCGTTCTACAACACGCT